TCTTTGAGCACACGTTTAGCCCACACACGCGGATCACCATAAACGATCACGACGCAGCCCCAATCGACCTCGCCAGCGTGCCATGCTTCGCCTCAATACGCTTCCCACCCTTATAGGTGGTGCCAATACGGGCCACAGCCTCAACACGATGAACCTGCACCTCAGACGACAAACCATTACGATATTGGGCCCTATCAAACGCGTTACCGCCCACATTCGCCGAGGCCGCACGCCTCACCCGCTCGCCACGCTCAGCCAACATGCCCTGCACCCCAGAAGACTTCAACACCTCACGAATACCCGGCAAGTTCAGCTTCACATTCACATCCTGGACCACAACCTATCAGCCCTTCTTACGCTTCACATTAACCTGCGTACCAGCATCCCAACCAGACATCGGATGATGCCACACCATAGGAGACCCGTCAGCCTCCCACACAACACCCCGAATACGCCACCGGCAACGATAACCAGCACCCTTGACAGGCTGCTTAAACAGCATCGACCAATGCTCATAATCAGAGTCACGCCCCGCAGCCTCATCCTCCTGCGAAACGGAAGCATAGATGGCCACGTTATAGTACACAGTCTCGACAGGCTTAGACCAATCCTCAACCCTGTCGCCAAGATCATCGACACGAACAGTCGGTTGAAGCATCACAACCGTTTCACCAAAAGGAAAACCGGTCATATCATATCTCCCACAAAGGGCCAGCATAGCCGTTAATATCAGATCCGCACGAGCAACCCTCACCCCACACCGTGGAACACACCTCAGAATGATTCACACTACTCCTCATGGTCGGTGTAATAGTGAACGCTTTACCAGCCCCACCATCACCCTCACACAACTTCTTCAACGCAGCAATCTCAGAAGGCCACAACAAATTCGTGGGAGTATTAGACCGTGTAGTCTGAGCAAACGGGCCCGCAGACTCATACTGCACCTGACCCGAAACCCCGGTATCATTCCAGCGCAACAAAGCCCTGCGCAGAATAGCCTTAGCGGCATCCCTATATTTGAAATCCGGTTTAGCGATACAGGGGGCGACACTGACAGCCACAGCCTCCACATCAGCAATCATCGCCTCAAGCTTCTCTCTAGGAATATCGGCGAAAGGCTCAATATCCTCAGGCTTCAAAATGATACCCATCAACACCACCCCCTGCACACAGTACACATTCGCTTATCTTGTATCAGTTACCAGCCGGAGGAGGAGTCGGTGCAGCCTTCTCCTTCACAACAGCAAACGAATCAAGCGACTCAATCGCAACATACAGCACAGCCTCGGCACGAACCATAACCTCATTATGGCCCTTCAAGTCACGGCCAGTCTGATCCGGATCACCATACTCGATCAGCTCGATCGGGAAGTTACGCTGGAACCCCCAATGAACACGAGAGAAATCACCCACAATAGCCTTAACACCCGAGGCAGGCGACATCTCCGGGGCACCAGACACAGTCGAAGAAGCACCAACATTCAGCCCACGCCAATTATCCAAACCAGCAAACCCGGCGGCAGGATACATCGGCTGACCGGCAAGCGGAGACCCCTTCGGATACACCTCAGTAGACAGAGCAAACGAGAACGCCGGATCCAAAGCAACACCGTTAGGAACCTGCAAACCAGCACCAGCAATCAGACCAACAGCCTTAACCAGATCGGTCGTAGCGGAATCCGTGGCATCAACAACATGCTTCGTCTTATCCAGCGACACCTTGACAGCCGCAGCAGGCTTACCCGTAGCCGGATCAATACCATGGAAAGCAATCAGATCCACGGCGCGACCAATCGAAGCACCCAGAGCAGGAGAAATCAGATCCTGAAGCACCCCCAGACGGTAATCAGCATCAGCCCACATAAACTCGTCGCTTACGCGCTGCTGAGTCACAACCTTGATAGGCTGCGCAGTAAACGCCGAAACATCAACCGAAGCGGAAGGCTTAACCTCGCCCTCACCAACAATCTTAGCGCGAGGAACACCAGAAAAAACGGCACCCTTCACCGGGCCGAAAATAGTCGGCTGCTCCGGCGACAGCTTCGCCAAAACACCAGAATCGATAGCACGGTCACGAACCGCACCAATCATAGAACCAGGAAGCTCAAGCTTCCCTGCAGAAAGAAAATCGTCAGCCATCACAAATCATCTCCTAGAATTATTGACAAGAGCATCCACAAACGCGACACCCTCACGTCGTTTAACATCATCAACGGGGGCACTCCCCGCAAGACGGCGCACACCCGCGCCACCACCACTCTGGTCGATCAAACCCTTCAAAGCCTTAGCAGACTCCACCAGCGCTTCACGATCGCTACCGTGCAAGAAAGCGACCGCATCACCCGACAGGCCACACTCTGAAGCCACCTCACGCTTCACACCCTCAAGAACAAACCCATTAATCCTGTCTTCGAGTTCCTCATTCTTGCGGCGAAGCTCATCAATCACAGACCCCGCATCACCATCCGAGGCGCGAAGCTTCTCCAACTCGGCAAAATTACTTTTAGCACGAGACTCCCACTTACGAGCCTCAGCCTTCCAATCCGTGCCAGAAGAAGACTCCTCCTTCACGTAAACATCACCGGCATGATCATCGCCGGCAGCCTGCCCATCCTTCACAACATCAACAATGTCTCCACCCTTTCCGGGCTCAACAGCATCATTGTCAACACTCTGTTCTTCAACTTTTTGATCGGCCATAGCCTAACCCTATACTCCTTGCGGAAAACAACACAACATTGTTGACCCCCGTGCGGGAGACAACCCTGTGCACCGATAACCGGCGGCACACAACCGGAAACCATCATCTCATTATCTCATGCCACCAACAGTACGCATAGCCTTCAAAATATTGCCAGGCGACTGCTGCAACCCATGATCATCAACCCACTCACGAGCCTTCTCATACGTCCTCTGATATGCGACATCAGCCCTATTCGGTTCCCAAGGGCCAACAACCTCAACCACCGTACAACCACAATGATCATGATACTTCGAACCAAACGGACGCCTACCGTCACGCTTATGACGCCGCGTATGACCAGTAGTAAGCGCCCTTTCTTTGGTCGTATAATCCGACCTCGTAGCCAACATGGCACAAAACGCGCACGGATCACCATCCGTCACCCTGCGCCACGATCTACCCTGCGCACCCGCAGACCACTCAACCGTGTCACGGCCAGCATTCATCACAGCACGATCAAAACCCGCAGCCATCGCACCAATCGTGTCATTCGCCCTATCCGGGTCACTCTCAAGAATCTTCATAGTCGAAAACGACCTAGCCAACGCGGCGGCAGCATCAAACTCGTCATACACAATCAAACCAGGATCCACACCATTCAACCGGCGAAAATCCTGCACAAACCTGGCAGCCAACGACGCCGAACCATCATGGCCGGCACGCTCCAACTCCACACACAAACGCACATACTGCGCATCTGTCATCTTCCCGGCACGCCACAAACGACCCAACTCGGCATAATAGCCCGCATACTTCCCAGCAAACCGGACCGCCTCACGCTGATACTCAGTCGCAGCAAGCCTCGACGCAACCCCCGAAGCCATCACCTATCAAACCTCGTTAGTTTGACGAGAAATAGCCCCAGCCAGCGCAGCCAACGGATCCGAAGACTCGGCACGATGCCGCATCACAGCCTCAACCTGCACATCATCCAAACCCAACATCTCCAACACCGTACGAGAATCCGCCGGAAGAATACCGGCACCAACAAGCTTCGTCACAGCATCCTCCGTAGCAGCCCGAGTCGGCGTCGAAGCATCACGCCAACGCAAACCCACATCACCGAAAAACGCAGCCTCATCAACACTCGAATCCAACGCCCGAGCAGCCAGGAAACCAACCGACAACCAGCCCTGACCAAACGACGTCTGCCTCCGCTCGGCACGCTTCACAAGCCTCGACTCCTCCGCAGCCAAAGCCTCACCCGAAGGCGGGTTAGACGTGATAAACCCGAAATAGCGTTCCGGAACAGCCGCCTCACCCGCAGTCAACTGCGCCAACAAACGCATCTGATCCGAATACGGTGTAGGAGAATTCACAGGAAACGACCCCACATTCGGGGTATCACCATCATCATCCTTATCCACAGCCCACACAGAAGCCATCGACAACACCCAGCCAGGCTGCGAAAACTCATCCGCGCTCACACCAGTCACCCAACGCTGAGGATAGGCGTAGAAGTCACGATTCACAGACTGCCCCAACAGTGTGCGCACAGCCTCATCCGTGTAAGCCCTAATAGACCGAGTGATCTCCGAACGGCCATCAATCCTCGAAGTACGACGACGATTCACAACAGGCACCAACGGAACCGCACCCAACACATTCACGATACGGCCCGTCTCAACCCACTCACGCGAACCCCGCCGCTCCACCTGAACAATCACATCAGGCAGCAACAACTCCGCCTCAACAACCTCAGGATCACACGTCTGCTGCACCACAAGGCCAGCATCCAAACGAGACCCATCGGCAGAAAACCGGCCAGTACAATTCTTGGGTGACTGAGGACGAACCAACACCGACCCATCGCCCTGGGGGATAACAGCCACAAACGACAACCCAAAAATCAGCGCATCAAGGTGGACGTCACACGACGCCGTAGCAAGCCGATTCGCAGCATACACACCATCCAAACCGTAGCCGTCACCATTCGTCCAGCCAAGCCAATCCAGACGCTCCTCCAAAGCATCCACCGCAATCCCAGGCCACGACACCACCGTTTGCACACGCTGCAACTCCGGAGGAATAGCCACCCCCAAATCACGCACCCGGCTAGAACCCTCATAGTAGCCCTCAATACGGCAATGCCACGAAGACAACCTTTGGATACGATCAAACATGCCCTCAATCAAAGCCAACTCATCCGAGTTCATACCACAGACACCCGCTTCCTACCACTACGCTCCCGACGGCCACGACGAACACGTTTAGCCCCCAAAAACGCCAAAGACACAGCCTCCAAAGGAACCTCAGAACCATCCTTAAACGAGGAACCCCAACCCCACGCAGAACCCTTCTTCTTCTGCACAGCCGACCTCACAGCAATATCCAACATGTCACGGCGAGAATCAGCACGAGGATGAGAAACCACACCCGACCTGACACCCTCCAGAAACGCCTGACACGCCTCCACATACACGCCAGTATCAGCCACAATCACGCCACGGCCCGGAACACCACGATCCGTCAACGCCTTCTGCAACAACACCGCACCAGACCCGGCAACCATAACCTTTTCAGTGTCACCCCAACGAACCGCCAACCAATCAGCCAACCGGCCCACACCATCAACAATCGTTCCCGACAGTCCATCAATAACCTCAACATGAACCCCAGCATCAGTCCTGCCAGCACCAGCCAAAGCAACCCGATCCCCCGAGCGAGAAAACGAAACACCAAACACCTTCCCGCCAGAAAGCTCCACATCATCGACCGCCGACTGGACCCACTTATCAGCCGGAATCACCGACGAAGCAGACTGGCCACGATCCCACCAGCCAAGCCGCTCCCGAGCAAACCCGGCCGCAGACATCGACTCATGCTCATCGCTCACGGTCCCAAAATTCAGACGCCTACCCAAGGCTGGATTAGTGTCACCCGCCAACTTCCTCCACTGCCGCGACACATCATCCGGATCAGACTCGTCAGGAATCGAAAACTCCGTCCACGCAAACCTTTTACCACCCGAC